GCATCCGCACCCTCAAGAAATACCTAGACGGTGAAGCCGCCGCAGATCCCCACGCCAAATTCCCCGATGAGGTCTGGTACGTAGACCGCAAGGCAAGCGAAAACCGCGACTCGGTGAGCTTTGAACTGGCGAGCAAATTCGACTTGGCTGGCGTGATGATTCCCAAGCGCCAAATCATCGCCAACATCTGCCAATGGAAATACCGCAGCACCGAATGCGGCTACACCGGCAGCATTTACTTTGACGCCAACGACAACAATGTGGCAACGCTGGCAGCGGATGTATGCGGCAAGCGTATTTCAAGCTGTAATGCCCGCTTTGGTCAGTTTGTCCGCGAAGCAACTGTCACCAACGGAAGCAATCAGATGACTGTCAGTGGTACAACTTTCGGTGTTGAGATCGGTTCTTCTGTAAAAGGCTTTGGTGTTCCAAGCGGAACAACTGTATCGGCTGTCAGCGGCACAACCGTAACCATGAGCGCCAACGCAACAGCAACCACATCAATCACAAAAACCGGAACAATCCAAAGCAACCGTATTGATTTAATTGTCAGCGATACCACCGGACTAGCGATTGGCATGAAAGTTAGCGGACCGAATGTGCCGCCAAATGCAACAATCCTTTCAATCTCTGGAACGACACTAACGCTTGGCCAGCCTTGGGACATATGGGACACCTTGACGCTTGTTGGCACAAAATCAGGACGACTCGTGCCTCAATACACACGAGTAGAAATTTATAACCGAGATTTTTATGGTTACGATGACAATGGCAATGAAATTCTTGGTGATTATTATCCAATCGGACATGAAACCCGTCTTGAACCTTTTACAAACGAAATGGAACTTACAAATGTAAGCTCTCTTGCCGTTGGTCAATATGTCACTGGTTCCGGCATCCCCCAGAGCGCAAAGGCACAAATTTCATCCATCAGCGGCAATACAGTCTTTTTGAATTTTTCAACCGGAAACTCCGGCGATACATACAACAATTATGACTTTTATCAGGTACCAACATTTACATCTCAAACCTATTCTTTTGTTGCACCAGACCTGAATTACACTTTTAGAAACGCTGCCGTTCTGCCGTTTGGCTCGTTCCCGAGTGCAGGCTTGACCCAATGAAGTTATCCGAATCCGTACAGGCTGCTGCACTGGAACACGCCAAGGCTGAGTTCCCCAAAGAATCCTGCGGTTTGGTGGCGGTGGTCAAGGGTCGTAAGCGGTATTTCCCCTGCCGCAACATGGCCGAAACGCCAGACGAACATTTCGTACTGGATCCCGCCGACTACGTTGCCGCCGAAGAACAGGGCGAGATTGTGGCGGTGGTGCATAGCCACCCGAAGACCAATCCAGCACCATCCCAAGCTGATCGTGTTGCCTGCGAAAAGTCCGGCTTGCCGTGGCACATCGTCAATCCCCAGACCGAACAGTGGGGCTATTGCGAGCCAGAAGGCTTTGAACTGCCCTACGTGGGGCGCGAGTTTGTGTTTGGCGTGGTGGACTGTTACACGCTCTGCAGGGACTGGTACAACCGCGAATTTGGGCTGAACCTCCGCGACTACGACCGCCGCGACGAGTTTTGGCTACGGGGTGAGAATTTATACCTAGACAACTTCGCCAATGAAGGCTTTTACCCAATCCCGCTGGAGGAGCTGCAATACGGCGATGCAATCCTCATGCAACTGCAATCGCCCTTGCCCAACCACGCCGCCATCTACCTAGGTGACCAACTGATCATCCACCACGTTCAGAAACGGCTCAGTAGCAGGGACGTGTACGGAGGTTATTATTTGAAAAGCACCGCCCGAGTCCTGCGGCATGAAAGTCGTTAAGGTCTACGGCGCACTCCGCAAAAAGCTGGGGCAATGCCGCTTCCAGTTTGAGGCCGATACGCCAGCGCAGGCGCTCAAGGCACTTTGCATCAACTTTCCCGGCCTAGAAAAGTGGTTATTGGATAGCGAAAATGACGGGGTTAGCTATCGCGTAACCATCGGAAAAGAAAAACTTACAGAACACAATGCGGGCTTAATTGTCGGTCCGTGGAGTGAACGTGAGGTTTTAAGTATTACGCCCGTATTGAGTGGTGCTGGTGGTTCTGGCGCTCAAATCGGCATCGGCATCGGTCTTATTGCATTATCCTTTTTGCTGCCTGGCGCTGGTGCTTTTGGTGCTGTTAGTGTATTCGGTCAATCTGCTGCAGGTGCAACCATCGCTGGCGCAACAGCGGGTGCCGCGTGGGCAACCAGTATTGGCACAGCCTTTAGCTTGGTTGGTGCCAGCCTTGTTCTAGGCGGAATTGCGCAGGCCATTTCACCATCTCCAGTCAATTCAACCGCAGCCGTCAATACCTACGAACGCGGACGCGATGCCGCAAAGTTTGAATCATTTACTTTCTCCGGCATCGTTAACACCGAAAAGCAAGGCTTGCCCGTGCCAATTATTTATGGCCGTTGCTTCACCGGATCGTCTGTAATCTCTGTTGGTATTGACGTCGATCAACTGATATGACACGAATTGTTGGCTCTGGTGGTGGCGGTGGTGGCGGTTGCTTCCTAGGGCATACGCTCGTCGCGGTTCCCAGCGGCCAACGCCGCATTGATGAACTACAGCCAGACGATCTAGTTCTGAGCTTTGACCACACCGGCGAAGTCCACGAAGCCAAGATCCTCAAGGTTCACGAACACGAGGGTGAGCGCGTCATCCGCTACACGCTCTGGGGCGGACAGCATCTTGATGCCACCCCGAACCACTGGGTTCTCAACCAGTTCAATGCCTTCGTCGAAATTGACACGCTTGGCACTGACGACTGCCTCGTTGATGCCAACGGTCACCTCCGTCCCATCGTCGGCAAGACCGAATTCTGCACTGGCACTGTCTACAACCTGACCGTCGAAGGTCACCACACCTTCATTGCTAACGGTGTTCGCGTCCACAATGCCGGCCTTGGTCTTGGTATCGCTGGCGCTGGTGGAGGTGGCGGTGGCGGTGGCGGCAAAGGTGCTGGCGGTGGTGCTGCACAACGAACCCCAACAGAGTCAGACGATTCGCTGCAGTCGGTCCAATACGCCAATGTGCTGGACCTTCTTGGTGAAGGCGAAATTCAAGGCATTGAAAACAGCACCAAGGGCATTTATCTCGATAGCACGCCAATCGTTGATGCCAACGACAGCCCTAACTTCACGGGCTTCACCGTTGTTACCCGCAATGGCACGCAGGATCAGGCGGTTATACCGGACATTATTGGCACTGAAAGCGAGAACATCGTCAACGTTGAAATCACCAAAGATTTTCCTGTAACACGTTCGATTGCTAACAACAACATTGATCGAATCCGCGTCACCATTGTTGTCCCAAACCTTCAACAGTTTCAGACCAACGGCGACATCCTTGCGACCAGCGTCTCGCTAGAGATCAAAGTTCAATACAACGGCGGCGGCTTTAACACCGTTCTTTCTGACACGATTGCAGGCAAAACCAGCAGCCGTTACCAGCGCGATTACATCTTTGAACTGACTGGTGCGTTCCCCGTTGACATCAAGGTCGTTCGCACCAGTGATGACGCCTCATCAGCTAGAACGCAAAACGAACTGTACTGGTACAGCTACACCGAAATTATTGACCAGCGGTTTCGCTATCCAAACTCCGCACTGGCATTCCTGCGTTTTGACTCGCGCCAGTTCAATAACATCCCAAGCCGTAAGTATCTGGTTCGCGGCATTAAAGTTGCCATCCCAAGCAACGCCACGGTTGATACCACCACGCATCTGGGACGCATCACCTACGCCGGTGTCTGGGACGGAACTTTTGCCGCAGCAACATGGACAAACGATCCGGCTTGGTGCTTGTGGGATCTGCTGACCAATACCCGCTACGGCGCCAGTGTTCCTACCAGCAGCCTTGATCGCTACGACTTCTTTTCCATCAGCCAATACTGCAACGAACTGGTTGATAACGGCAAAGGCGGCTCGGAGCCTCGCTTTTCGTGCAATCTGCTGATCAACAGCCGCGACGAGGTTTACAACGTCATCCAAGAGATGACCAGCCTGTTCCGTGGCATTGCCTATTACGGTGCTGGCTCACTTGTGTTGCAACAGGACAAACCCGGCGATTCGCAATACCTGCTAGGACCAAGCAACGTTGTTGACGGCATTTTTGTTTACAGCGGCACATCTCAAAAGGCACGTCATACCACCGCAACTGTTGCGTACCAGACCTACGAATCGCTTGGCGAAGTTCAGTACGAATACGTTGAAGATGCAAGCGCCGTTTCTAAATACGGCATCATCAACAAAGACATCAAGGCGCTGGGTTGCTACAGCCAAGGTCAAGCGCACCGTGCTGGTAAATGGGCGCTGTTGAGCGAACAAAACCTGACCGAAACCGTCACCTTCTCAGTTTCAATCGACAGCGGTATCATCCTGCGCCCTGGGATGGTTATTGACATTGCCGATCCGATGAAGGCTGGGACACGCCGTAGCGGTCGCGTCAGCTCTGCCACCACAACTGCCATCACCGTTGACAGCAGCACCAACCTCACCGTCAACCTGTCCAACAGCCCAACGGTTTCCGCGCTGATGCCAAACGGCTTGGTGGAAACCAAAACCATCAGCAGCATTTCCGGCACAACGATTAATGTCAGCAGCGCGTTTAGCGAAGCACCCAACGCCAATGCCATCTGGCTGATTCAAACCAGCGATGTTGAAGCACAGCAATTCCGCGTTCTGAATGTCGCTGAGGCTGAAGGCGGGATTTATGGCGTAACCGCACTGGCGTATAACCAGTCGATTTACAACTCGATTGAAAGTGATCTTGTTATCACAACACCCGACATTTCAAACCTCAGCGAAATTCCAAATCCTGTAAGTAGCATCAGCGGCTACGAATACATTTATGCCGAAGGAAATAGCGCACTTGTCGGCTTCCAACTTAGCTGGATTCCACCTGCTGGTGCGATCAATAATTACGTTGTTCAGTATCGAATGAACAACGATAACTGGCAACGTCTCAACACAACTGCACCATCGGTTGCTTTAACTCGCCTGCGCGAAGGCACGCTTAATGTTCAAATCCAAGTTGAAAATGCACTCGGCAAAAAGGGCGCAGTATCGACTGCAACTTTTAACTTGGTCGGCAAAACCGCAAGCCCAGCAAATGTCCAAAATCTGCAGCTTGAAGTTCTAAGTGACAACACAGCACGTCTTAGCTGGGAATCATCGTTTGAGATTGACGTTATTAATGGCGGTGCGGTTTATGTGCGTCATTCTGCCTTGATCGATGGCTCCGCAAGCTGGAACGATTCCGTTGACCTTGTTCCCGCACTTCCCGGAAACGCAACTACCGCCACAATCCCGCTGGTGGAAGGTGAAATCTTTGTTCGCTTTGTTGATGACGGCGGACGAATCAGCCCCAATGAAACCAGCATCATCATTGATTTGCCTGAAACCCAAGGCAAGCTGATTGTTCAAACGCGCCGTGAAGATCAAGACAGCCCACCGTTCCAAGGCAGCCAAGTTGATGTTTTTTACGACGAAGATTACGACGCCTTAACGCTGGATGGTACGGAACAGCTTGATGATGTCCCCGACGTTGATGCGCTGACTTCGTTCGACTTCATGGGCGACATTACGTCCACCGGCACCTATGGCTTTGCCAATACGCTTGATCTGGGCAGCACATTTTCACTAGACCTCACCCGCCACTTTGTAACCCGTGGCTTCCTGCCGAACGACACAATGGATGGCCGTTCTGGTTTGGTTGACAACTGGTTGAGCTGGGATGGCGCCGATGTGAACCGCGTTAATGCTGTCCTAAAAGTTCGCACCACTGACGACAACCCCAGCGGCACACCAACTTGGTCGGCCTATCAGGAGTTCATCAGCGGCACCTACAAGGCGCGGGCGTTCGAGTTCCAAGCCGAGTTGCAATCCAACGACGTGGCGCAGAACATCCTGATCGACGAGCTGGGCTACACCGCCACGTTGCAGCGACGCACCGAAAACAGCAATGGCACGATTGCCAGCGGAGCAGGCGCCAAGGCCATCACCTTCGACAAACCGTTTTTCGTTGGTACGGCCAGCCTCGGCGGCGTCAACACCTATTTGCCCAGCATCGGCATCACGGCTTTGAACATGGGAAGCGGCGAATTCTTTGAGGTCACCAGCATCAGCAGCACCGGCTTCACGGTCACCTTCAAAAACTCGGGTGGAACGGCGGTCAACCGTAATTTCAACTGGAGTGCGGTTGGCTATGGCCGAGGCGGCTAAAGTTGGACAAATACTGTCCTGGTAAGGACTCGGCATGGCACAACACGATTACGTGATCGCTAACGGCACTGGTGCTGCCGTCCGTTCCGATCTCAACAACGCACTGGCCGCAATCGTCAGCCAGAACAGCGGTGCCACCACTCCTAGCACCACCTATGCGTACCAATGGTGGGCGGATACAACGACGGGATTTTTGAAGCTCCGCAATTCCGCCAACTCGGCTTGGATCACCCTGTTCCAACTGGACGGCGAGTGGTCAACGATTGCACTGGAAAACGGTACGGCTGCTGCACCGTCGATCTACTTCAAGGACAGCGGCACTGACACCGGTTTCTATTCGCCCGGCGCCAATCAGGTTGGAATTTCAACGGGTGGCACGGCTCGCCTGACGATTGACGCCAACGGCAACGTCGATATTGACAGCAATACGCTTTACGTTGATGCCACCAATAACAGGGTAGGTCTGGGGACTTCGAGTGCTAGCAGTTTGTTGCATTTGAGTGTCGCCACCGCAGCATCGGATGGCACGAAGGGTGTGCGAATTTCTAACCCTGCGGGTACAACTGCCATATTTGAATGTGGCTCTAGTAACGATAGTTACATTGGGACCACAAGTGGTAGCGATTTTTCAATTCGCACCAACAACACTCCACGGATCTACGTTACCAATGGAGGCAACGTAGGGATTGGCGCTACGACGGTTAGCGATTTACTTCACCTCAGGGCTGCGACTACACCCCATCTGCGTATTGACCACACTACAACCAGTTCGTTTGGAGCGGTTCAATTTTATGAAGATACAACCCAGCAGGCATCCATTGGCGCACTGGGTTCTACCAGCAGTGGAGTAGGCGGGGGCAATGCACTCCAGATTTGGAATTTTCTAAACGCGCCAACTGTATTTGCTACAAACAATCAAGAACGCGCCCGCATCGACAGCTCGGGACGCTTGTTAGTTGGCACGACTACTGCCGGCGGCACAGAACTAATTCAAGTCCAAGGTGTTTCGGGTTCGTCTACTGCCCCAGGTGGTATTGCGCTGCGCCGGTCTTCTATTAGCAATACAGACGACATCGGTTTCATTAACTTCACAAATGCTAGTGGCAATGTCCACGCTCAGATAAAAGCGTTTTGTGATGGGACACCCGGAGCGAGTGACTACCCAGGCGCATTAACGTTCTCCACTACCGCCGATGGAGCGAGCAGCCCAACGGAGCGGATGAGGATTAACAATAAAGGTTTCTTTAAAGCGACAACAATCAACGCGTATGTCAACGACGATGAACATGAGTTTGTTACTGGCACTGACGGCAAGCCTGTTTTACGTCTGCAAAGCAACGCCACAAGCGGAAACCAGTACGGACTACTGATCAGAACAATCGGTGACCAAAACGATGCAACAAGGCATTTCTTCCAATGTCTTGGAAATACAAGCGAACGAGCCACATTTAGATCAAATGGCGGCCTAGCTAACTACAGCGCCAACAACGTCAACCTTTCCGACCGGAACGTCAAAAAAGACATTGCTCCTGTTGCTGGCACCTGGGACTGCCTGAAGGAGTGGGAGATCGTCAACTTCCGGTACAAGGACCAGTCCGACGAAGCCGATTTGAGCATGGGCGTCATTGCTCAGCAGGTTGCTGAGAGCTGCCCGGAAGTAATTACTGTTTTCCAAGAAGCCAAAGAAGCAACAGAGGATCAGCCTGCCCAAGAGGAGCGGATCGGCGTGAAGGAGCAGCAGATGATGTGGATGGCCATCAAAGCTCTCCAAGAAGCACAGCTCCGCATCGAAACTCTGGAAGCTGAAGTAGCAGCTCTCAAGGGCGTGTAGTCCTACTCACTACCATCGATGGAACTCACCAGAGACGAAATCAGGGTTATCTGGCTAGCAGTCCACAACTACGAACCTTACGACCCTGAAATTGCGTGCGGTTTATCCGAAGAACGCCAACTTGAGATTTGTTGCGAGATTCGTGCCAAAATCTTCGCTGAAGTGACCAAGTAGTCACCCATGACGCGCTCCTTCTCTGAACTCACCAAGGACTTCGACCCTGAGCGCAGGGAGCGCATCGAGCAGCGCAAGGAGGAGATCCAAAATGATTTCGTGGAATCCCCGGAGTGTTTTGCCTTGGTTTACCCGAGCTGGCTTGAGTCAGACGAAGACGAGTAGGCGCCCACAGATCTAGGTCTAGCTCTGGTATAGGATTGTGAGGTAGCGCAGCGCCAACTGCCTACCCCATGACCGCTCCACTGCTCTGGAACGATGACCACATCCTATTCGGTGTCCCAACTTTGGGATGCTTTTGTCGCTGAGCGATCCATCTCGCTTTGCCCCACCAGCCTCACCTCCGACTACAGGCAGGTGACCAAGTGGCTAAAGCGATGCCCTATTCAAGATCTGCAACAGGCACGCCAGGTGATGATCTGGGTGCTGGGACAAAAACCTGTGCTGTCCTCACGTCGCGTCGCGATGTACACAAAGACGATGTACAAATGGGCAGCACAGGAGGATGTGGGGTATTTGGATCGCAATCCGCTTGCGAGCTTCAAGATGCCAAAGGCGCCTCAGCGTGATGAGGAGATCATCGTGATTCCCCGCAATGAAATTGGTTTGGTGCTGGCCGCTTTGGAGGCGAAGTTGACTTATCGGACGGTCAACTGGTCGGCCTACACCGAGTTCATGCTTCAGACTGCAATGCGCACTGGCGAGGTTCGTGCTGCACGCTGGGATGACATAAAGGACGGGAAGATCCTTGTTCATCAAAACTGGACTTTGACCCATGGATTAAAGGACAGCACCAAGACCAACAAAAAGCGGTGGGTGCCGTTGAACGGCAAGTGCCAAGCAATTCTTGAGTCCCTACCGAAGGAATCTGAATTTATCTTCCCTTGGGATCGGCTTGCGTTTCAAAGTTACTTCCGCAAGAAGCTTCAGCCGCTACATCAGGTTGGCCTGATCTCTCACCTTTATCGTCCCTATGACTGCAGGCACACCGCAATCAGCCATTGGATTGAGGCTGGCATCCCAGTGCCTCAGGTGGCGACCTGGGCGGGCAATACCAGCGAGGTGATCTTCAAACATTATTGCAATACCACAAAGGAGTACCAAATGCCGGAAATTTGATAGATTGATTCCACGGCACCGAAATCCATGCCCGCAGCTACGCCCACCACCGTCTTCACCTGGAAGATTGCCAATCTTGAACGGGAAACCGCCGATGGGTTCGTGATGACGGCGCACTACACCATCAGCGCCGAAGACGGCACCTACAGCAGTGGTGCTTATGGCAGTCTTGGCTTCGAGCGCCCCGACAAGCTGATCCCCTATGCGGATCTCACCGAGGAGATGGTGATCGGCTGGGTGAAGGACAACTTCGGCGCTGAGAAGGTGGCCGAGATCGAAGGCGCCCTGCAGCATCAACTTGATGAACAGCGGCATCCGACGCAGGCTGCAGGTGTGCCGTGGCAGTAAAAAGCAAGGTTGGCGTCAAAGCCATTCAATTTGTTCCACGCCCACC